CGTGATAAATCCGCAGGCTATTTGCCTCAGAGTTTCGGGGCGCCGGAGCGCGCAACTTACCTGCAAGAGATAGAATCCCATGGGGGCCTCGCTCGTGCGGCTAATGTCGCTGGCTGCAGCACGCAAATCGCTCGCACCTACTGCGCAAGAGTCCCTGAATTTGGCGCAGCTGTGCGGGAGGCGATCAGCAGGTATCGCGATTCGCTCGTGCAGGAAGCTACCCGTAGAGCGGTAGAAGGTGTGCAAATTGCACGCTTCAATCGGGACGGCCAACCCGTGGGGCACGTGACTCAATATGCCGATGGCCTGCTCTCGAAAGTCATCGACCGGGCCGACCGTATAATCGGAGATTTACCATCAGAGCGGAATTCGGGAGTCGGCAGTCTTGACGCAACTCTCGTGCAGCGGCTCTCTCCTGAGGGTCGAGCGGCGTTGCGCATAGTCCTCAGCGAGCTTGCCGGTTTGGTGCCTACGGAAGGCGACCTGCAGCAGGAGGGCATCTCGAGTGCAATTGATGTGCAAGCGCAGCGATAGGCAAAAGCCGGCAACTCGAGCGCAGCTCGGCGGCAATGCGCACCTGCTAGCACCTGCTAGCAGGGAAGCGGCATGTGCAGGTAGCAGGCACCTTCTAGAAGGGGGTGTGCAGAAGGGGGGCATGTGCAAGGGGGGTGCAGTAAGGGGGCACCTGCTAGAAGGTGGCATGCAACAGGTGTGCATCGTCGTGTTGCACTTAAGCTGCTAGCAGGTGCTAGCGGGTAGTACGCAGGAGACAGGCACATGCAGCAGAGAAGCAGCTAATGAGTAAGGGTACATCACCAATGTGCAGTAGGGGTGCAATAGGGTATGTGTTGCATGTTACTTGCACATGTGTTGCTGCTGAGAGGCTAGCTGCACTAACATGCATGCTTGCTGCTAGAAGATGCTAGAACATGCTAGCAGCACACATGTAACCGGGGTGCATATGCGCAATACGTATGCATGCAGCACGCAGTACGTATGCAGGGGGTACGCATTACATATGCAAGTAACACGCAATTTTGCGGAAGGTGCGCAAGAATTGCTAGCAGATTGCACTGAAGTTGCGCATTTGCGACACGCCAACCGATAGGAACATTTTAAAAAATGAATAGCCAAAATTTCACAGAAAAATTTCCAATCTCCACGCCCCATGAACCCGAAGGCGTTGAACTCCATTGGGATGACCAATTGATCGTGATCAAGAATCCCCTGACCGCTGAATGGGCGAGCGTCGATTATCCGATCCACCTCTGGCACGACGTGTCCCCACGACTCCGGATCCTGGTCGTCACCTCCGATATGCCGCTTGCGCAGAACTATTGCCATCTCTCACGTCGCATCGAGCCACCTTCGCCGCGAACGTTCAAGCGCAACTACGTCACCAACGAAGCCGGCGGAACGATCTACTACACGAGCCCCGCGGCGATGATCGGCGGTCGCCAGTTCGACAAGGTCATTATCTCAGACCCCAAGGGCCACCACTCATTCGACGAGCGCATCGGCCAGTGGCTGAACGAATCCGTTCGCTGCCGCTTGATGCCCTCGCGGTATTTCCGTTGACCTCCGACCTAGAACTCCTGATCCCTCTCCTCCGCGATCCCGGTTCCACGCAGCGCGAACTCGATAAGGCGGATGCCGCGGCCAGTCTCCTGGAGTTCATGAAGGCCGGATGGCACGCTCTCGAGCCAGGAGCGGGGTTCGTCTACGGCTGGGCCGTCGAAGCGATCTGCGAACACCTCCAGGCGGTGACCGAGGGCGAGATCAAACGGCTGTTGATCAACGTCCCACCTGGATGCACCAAGTCGATGTCGACCTCGGTGTTTTTGCCGATGTACGAGTGGGGCCCAGCTGGGCTGCCTACCTATCGCTACATCACCTGCGCGTACGATCAGGCGCTGCCGATCCGCGATCACATCCGATCTCGCGATCTGGCGAACTCCGAGTGGTACCAGCAGAATTGGGGAGACCTCTGGCAGTTCAAGGGTGATCAGAATGCGAAGGTACGGTACGAGAACGATCGCACGGGTTGGCGTCAGGCTTCGTCTACTGGCAGTGGGCTTACTGGTCATCGTGGTGACCGTCTCATTCTTGATGATCCTCATGCTATCCGGGACCTTGAGTCTGAGGTCGTGCGCGAAGGCGCTCTTCGATGGTTTTCGGAGACCCTTCCAACGCGCCTTAACCAACCGGACAAATCGGCGATCATCGTGATCATGCAGCGGATCCACGAGCGTGATGTTAGTGGACTGATCCTGAGCAAAGAACTCGGCTACGAGCACTTGTGCCTGCCGATGAACTTCGAAAACCGCACCCGATCGTTTTCGGTGGTGCCCAGGAAGGATGTGCCGCCCGAGCGCCGGTGCAAATTCATCACGGAGGGGATGGCGCTGCCCGAGTGGCTGACCGAGCCGGAGCTGGAGGAGCGCCGGAACGTGCCGGATGGGTCCGACCTCACGCGCGTGCCTGCCAGCTGGGCTCCAGAGTTCAAGCTGGTCTGGTGCCAGGACAGGCGGACCGTGGAGAATGAGCTGCTGTGGCCTGCGCGGTTCCCGTACGAGTCGGTCGAGGAGCTGAAAGAGGCGTTTCAGTCGTGGGGTGGCTCCTACGCTGAGGCGGGGCAGCTCCAGCAGCGGCCTGCACCCCGCGGGGGTGGCGCATTCAAGCGCGCGGACTTCCAATATCTGGATATCGCGCCGCAGTGCTCTGAGATCGTTCGCGGCTGGGACTTCGCCGGTTCGGAGCGGAAAAAGAGCCCGTATACCGTGGGGTTGAAGCTCGGTCGATTCAAGGGCGGATTTGTGATCCTGGACGTGCTCCGCGAGAAACTGAGCCCTTTCGCGGTGGAGGAGGCGCTGTTGAACACGACGCAAGCCGACGGGCACTCGGTGCAGGTGGATATCCCGCAGGATCCTGGTCAGGCCGGTAAATTCCAGCGCTCGAGCTTCATCGATTCGCTCGCAGGCTACGAGGCGTGGTCGAGCCCAGAGTCGGGGAGCAAGGAGCAGCGCGCGCGACCGGCGATGGCCCAGTGCGAAGCTCACAACCTGTACATGGTCCGAGCCTCGTGGAACGACGCGCTCGTCAATGAGCTATGCTTATTTCCCAACGGTGAGTACAAGGATCAGGCTGATGCGTTGTCACGCGCGTTCATGCGTTTGACGATGCAGAAGATCGCGATCGTCGGCGCGGCGCCCATGATCATTCCGCTCAACCGAGGAGCCTAGATGGCAGTTGAATTTCTGAGTGGCGCCCGCGCGCCCCGCGAAATCTCCCGGACCGCGAATCCCAACCCGACCAGCATTCGCGGGACCTCAGGGGCTCGTGTCGTTGGTGGCTACCTCCAGAGCAACGAAAAGAACTCGGATCTGGTCGGACAGCAGCGCTATGTGACTTGGTCCGACATGATCGCGAATACGTCGATCATCGCCGCGGGCGCGCGCTACTACCTGAACCTGCTCGCGAAGGCGAACTGGACGTTGGACCCGGCGGACGACTCCGCTGAGGCAGAACAGCTCGCTGAGCGCACATTCAACATCATACATAACATGCGTCGCCCCTGGTCGCGGGTCGTCCGCGCGGCGGGCATGTATCGGTTCTACGGATTTTCAGTCCAAGAGTGGACCGCGAAGCGCGAGGAGGATGGCACGTTCGGCCTTCTCGATATCGCTACGCGTCCACAAAACACAATCGAGCAGTGGGACACGGAGGCCGACGGAAATGTTGTCGGCTGTACACAGAAGGACCCGAATAGCTTCGAGTTCATCTACCTGCCTCGCGCCAAGACCATCTACGTTGTGGACGATGCGCTCACCGACACGCCTGAAGGTCTCGGGATCCTGCGCCAGCTAACCCAGCCGGCTGAAACGCTAAGGGAGCTGCAGCGTCTCGAGACCTACGGCTACGAAATGGACCTCCAGGGCGTGCCAATCATTCGCGCGCCCCTCGCACAGATCCACGCGAATCTGAACGCGGGCAAGATCACCGAGGAGCAGGCTGACGCCTCGACCTCCGCGCTGGTCGGATTCCTGACGGACCACGCCCGCCGCCCCAACATGGGGCTGATGCTGGATTCCGCGGTCTACGCTGGAACCGGCGAGCAGCAGACCCCGACGGCCAACCGGCAGTGGGACATCGAAACGATGACCAGCGGCAGTGCGGACAGCGCTGTAGCCGTCGCCACCGCGATCGAACGCCTCAACCGCGAAATGGCGCGGGTCATGGGCGTCGAGGAGCTGATGCTCGGATCGGACGGCGCGGGCTCATTTGCGATGTCCAAGCAGAAGAGCGACAATTTTGCGCTCATGGTCGACAGCTCCCTGGGCGAAATCCGATGGGCGATGCAAAACGACGTCGTGAAGACGCTTTTCCGCATCAACGGATGGCCTGAGGACAAGATGCCCAAGTTCCGGACCGAGCAGATCGCGTATCAGGACATCGAGGCCATCGCCTCGACCCTGCAGTCCATGTCCGCGGCTGGGGCAATGCTGGCCCCCGACGATCCGGCAATCAACGAAATCCGCGCTATAATGGGCCTGTCTCCTCAGAAGGAGATTGACTTGAACCTGCTCGTCAGTATGATGGTGAGTAACGATCCCAACGAGGACATGACGGACGACAACAAGTCCGACGGAGGAAGCTAGCAATGGCGATGAGCGATTTTCTGGAGGACACGGTCCTCGATATGGTGCTGAATTCAGTGGCCTACGTTGAACCAGCAACCGTGTGGATTGCGCTGTTTACCGCGGCACCGAGTGATTCGGGCGGTGGTACCGAGGTAACGGGCGGCTCCTACGCGCGTGAGGAAGTACCGGCAGCTGGGTGGACGATCACAGCTCCCTCCCCGACCCGGGCAGGGAACACTGCTGCAATTGATTTCATCACAGCGACTGCAAGTTGGGGAACTGTTACGCATGTTGGCGTTTTTGACGCTATCACGACTGGGAATCTTCTGTTCCACGGCATTCTCACATCCAGTCGCGTAGTCGACAACGGTGACACGTTCAGCTTTGCGATTGATGCCCTTGGCGTAGCCCTAGATTAAATAGGGGGCGGCCTAGCATGGCGCTGATAGACCGAATTTTCCATGATGACCCCGATAGTACTCGGAGCATATCGAACCACGCCTTCAGCGCGTCGGTATGGTTTTGGGCGAAAGGCGATATCACCAGGGCTCAGGTGGTATCCGCCTTTGAAATGACGACGGACGACGAAATTCAACTGGATGAGTTGGAAGCGCACTATATTAGTCTGTCGGTTGACGACCGGCGCAGCTTCCACTCAGATTTGGAAGGGGCGGGGGTACTCGCCGAACAGGGGTTCATTACAAAAGTACAGTATAAGAGTCTTCTAGGACTGACCTAAGAGGGAGGTGTCGTGGCGGTACTGACAGAACAACAGATGCTTCTTGCTATAAAGGGTGCTGCGAAGATGTATCCGAATACGGATTACAGCAAGCAGAATGCTCGTGATGCTTTGCAGGCCATCGAGGATCTGATCGAAGGGGCTATCCCTAACATTGTGTCGGCTATAGACGCGGGCACATCCCCTACCGTTCTGACAGGGGGCGCCAAGACGGCAATCGTCGCCCAATACTTCCGGATGCGAGCTATCGCCGAAGGGGCGCTCTGATGGCAACGCATCGATTCAGCATCTTGGGCCAAAACACGTCTCTCATTGGCGCGACGGGGAATGTCTTCTTCGAACCGTGGTCTGTCGATGCTGGGACACCGGTCCACGATCCCCTGGTGTTGGTCTTCGGTGTATCGGCTGTCACTGCCGACCTAGTGTCTGGCTCTTTCATGGTCCCAGAGAATTTCGTAGGAACCGCACTGATACGAGTGTTGTGG